CGAAGGCCGCCCCCTCAAGGACCTGATAGCCCTGGACAAGCACCAGACGGCGAAATCCGCGCGGACCAACCCGGCCGCCGCGGTGACTCACGCCAAACTTATCCCACCGGGCACGACATGACCCAGACGGCAACGAAAACCCGAGAGGCGCCGAACCGACGGACAGCATCCCTGCCAATCCGCTCGAAGTACGATGCCGCCCAGACCACAGGCAACAACCGCCGCCACTGGGCTCTGGCAGACGCCCTCTCGGCCAATGCCGCCAACTCCCCCGAGATACGGGCCATCATCCGCGCCCGGGCGCGATACGAGATGGCAAACAACTCGTGGGCCAAGGGCATGGCGCTGACACTGGCCAAGGCGACTATCGGCAAGGGGCCGCGCCTGCAGATGAACACGCCCAACAGGGAACTGAACCGCACGGCCGAAGCCCTCTGGATAAGGTGGTCCCGCCGAGTCCGTCTGGCCGCCAAGCTCCGGACCATGCGAATGGCACGCGTCAGCGACGGGGAGGCGTTCGGTCTTATCGGCATCAACAAGGGCCTGGACTCTCAGATTGACTTGGATCTGCGACTGATCGAAGCGGACCAGATCGCCAGCCCGCAGAGGTTGGCCCGGAACTTTCTCGGCGGCGCCGATATCGTCGACGGTATCCAGTCCGACTCTTTCGGCAATCCGACCGCATACTACGTGCTTCCGAACCACCCCGGCAGCGATTCGCTCGACGTAGACCTCACCGCCAGGCGAATTGAGGCCCGGCAGGTAATTCACTGGCAGCGGGAGGACCGGCCCGGCACGCACCGCGCCGTCCCCGAGATCACCCCGGCGCTCCCATTGTTCGCCCAACTCCGGCGCTACACGCTCGCGGTGGTCGATGCGGCCGAAACCGCCGCCGACTACTCCGTGATCTTCTATACCGACCTGCTCCCGCCCGACACCGGTGCGGCGGAAGTCCCCGAGGCCAGCGAATTCGGGACCATCGAACTCGAACGGCGTATGGCCACCTTCGTCCCCGACGGCTGGAAGGCCGCCCAGATGAAGGCCGAGCAGCCCACCACCCTCTACGACACCTTCGTCCGCTCGATCATCAACGAAATCGCCCGCTGCCTGGAGATGCCCCTGAATATCGCCTCGGGTAATTCCGGCGGTTACAACTTCGCTTCGGGGCGGCTAGACGGCCAGGGCTTCCACAAGTTTATCGAAGTCGAACGCGACGACTGCGAGGTGGTCGCCGTCGAACCGCTCTTTGCCGTCTGGCTTCGCCAACTGACGCTCCTGACACAGTTCGCCGAGTGGCGCAACGGCGAGGAATCCCTCCCCCACCAGTTCTTCTGGGACGGCAACGAGCCGGTGGACCCCGTCAAGGAGGCCGCAGCCCAGTCCACCAGACTCGTCAACGGCGCAACCACGCTCGCAGCCGAATACGCCAGCCAGGGCAAGGACTGGGAGACCCAGCAGGAGCAGCGCGTCCGCGAGAAGCTCAACAAGATCCAACTAGCCAAGGACCTGGCCTCCGAATACGGGCTCAGCGAAGAAGAGGCAATCGGCGTCGTTACGGCCGGAGACCAGATCAGCGTCAACATCGGACAGGACAAGGACAGCGACCAATGAAGCTCAACATCAAGAATCCATTCGCCCGCAACTGCATCGGCAAGCTAATCGAGGCCAAACACGCCCCCGACGACCGGATGATGAAGATCACCGCCGCCGTGGATATCACCGCCGCGCCCGCGGGCGACGACGGCCAACCGGACCCCGGCAAGCCCCGGCCATTTTCGATGGTCGCCTACACCGGCGGGACGCTGAAGCTGCAGGGCTGGTTCCATCCGGTGGTGGTCGATCTCGAAGGGCTGCAGATCAGCACGCCCATGACCATCCTCGGCAACCACCTCAACGATCCGGACTGGGTAGCTGGGAGCGCCGACAGCATCGAGGTCCGGGACCATCAACTGCTGATAGCAGGGGAAATCTTCCCCAAGGACACCACGCCAATGACCCAGAAGATCGCCCGCCTCTCTGCGGCCGGGATGAAGTGGCAGGCGTCTATTGGCGCCGAAGCGATCCGCATGGAGTTTGTCCAGCCCGGCAAGAAGGCCCAGGCAAACGGCCGGACGTTCGACGGGCCGTGTTACATCGCACGCAAGGCCAAGTTGCGTGAGACATCGTTTGTAGTACTCGGAGCCGATGGCGGAACATCGGCCAACGTGGCGGCGTCGCAGACGCCCGAACTTATAGGAGCCGAAACAATGAATCCCCAGTTCAAGCAATGGCTTGTCGCCAATGGATTTGACCCCGAAATCGTAGCTTCCAACGACTCGCAGTCGCAGTTCCTGGAGGCCGCATGGAAAACCGAAACCCAGCCGCCCGCTACGCCCGGCGGCGACGGCGTGAGCCTGGACGATCTGCAGGCCCAGATCGCCGATATGCGCCGCGAGCACCAGGTCGGGCGTATTTGCGGCGGCGAGTTCGCCGACATCCAGGCCGAAGCTCTGAAGGAAGGCTGGACCGCCGAACTCGTCGAAGCCAAGGTCGAAACCGCCCGTCAGAAGCAGAAGCTCGAAGCGGGCTTTGCCATGCCGCAGATGCATGTGGCGGGCGACGGTTCGGACGGCCCCAACCCCGCGACTGTTATGGAAGCGGCCCTCTGCATCTCCGGCGTATTGTCCGAGGAAGAGGCGGGCGGATACTTCGACGAACGGACGATGAACGCCGCTGTCGGCTCCGACTTCCAAGGCTTCGGCCTTGCGGACCTGATATTCGCCAGCATCGCAGCGGCAGGTACGGCTATCCGCGCCGGTTCTGTCACCGACGAGGTGGTCCGCGCGGCAATGACGGCCGACAGGCGTCAGATCGAGGCGGGCTTCAGTACGCTGAGCTTCAGCGGCATCCTGTCGAACGTCGCCAACAAGCGGCTGCTCAAAGCGTACCGGGCGGTGCCGTCGGTTATCGACCGGATCGCCGCATTCCGCGATGTGCCCGACTTCAAGCAGGTCGCCAGCTACTCCCTGGCCGCCGACGGCAGTTTTCAGGAAGTCGGGCCGGACGGCGAACTCAAGCACATCGGCCTGAAGGATACCGGCTACACCAACCAGGCAAAGACCGAAGGCGCAATCATCGCCCTGACGCGCAAGATGATGATAAACGACGACCTCGGGGCCTTCCTGAAGATTCCCGCGCTGCTCGGTCGGCAAGCCGCCCTGGCCAGGGAGCGGGCGGGCTTCAAATGCCTGCTGGACAATACCGGCGACTTCTTCCACGCCGACAACAACAACTACGAGACAGGCGCCGACACCGCCCTGAGCATCGGTTCGCTGAGCACCGGAACCCAGACGTTCCTGGACCAGACCGACGGCAATGGCGACCCGATCCTGGTCAACCCGGCGATCCTGCTGGTTCCCACGGGCCTGAAGATATACGCCGAGCAGATATACAAGGACGTTTCGGTCAACGAGACAACCACGGCCAACAAGCCCAAGCCTGCGAGTAACCCGCATGCGGGCAAATACCGCCCGGTTTCCAGCCCGTTTTTGAACAACACGACCTTCCACGCCTCGGCGAGCGCCAAGGCCTGGTTCCTGCTGGCCGATCCGAACGATCTGCCCACGCTGGAGATGGTCTACCTCAAGGGCAAGCGGACGCCCACCATCGAGCGAGGCGAACTGGATTTCAACAAGCTCGGAGTCGCCTTCCGGGGCTTCTTCGATTTCGGCGCCAACCTCTGCGACTTCCGGGCCGCAGTGAAGATGACTGGCGAGGCGTAAGGCTTTAACAGCAATAACCCCAACGGCGGGCGGTTCGAGTATCGCCCGTCTTACTCCATACACAGGAGAATTTGAAGAATGGCTTACACAGGAACTTTCGTACACGACGGCGATGCAATCGACTACACCCCCGGCGGCGCCGTATCGGCCGGCGACGTGGTGGTCCAGGGCGACCTTATCGGTATCGCAAAGCTGGACATCGCAGCCGATGCGCTTGGCGCATTGGCGGTCAAAGGCGTTTTTGACTTCCCCAAGGCCACCGGCGGCGGCTCGGCCATTGCGGCGGGCGCCAAGGTCTACTGGGACGCCGGTGACTCCGAGGCGAAAGAAGACGCCGAAGCCGGGGCGAACAAGTACCTCGGCAAGGTTGTCATCGCCGCCGCAGACGCCGACACGACCGTCCGCGTCCGCCTGGAGCAGTAGCGGCAATGGCCAACCTCCTCCAGCAAGGAAGCCAATGGCTGTCCGACACGCTCAAGGAACATGGAGCCAGCGAGGTCGAATACCGGCGCGACGCGGAGATTCTCGCCGTGCAGGCGGTCTTCGGCAAGACCGACTACGAAGTCCAGGACGAATCCGGGCTGACGATCGGCGGCTTTGTCTGCGATTTCCTCGTCGCCGCTGCGGACCTGCCATGGGACCCGGAAGTCGGCGACCTGATAGCCGCCCACGGCCGGAAGTACGAAGTGCTGGACCTCGGCTCCGAAGGCTGCTGGCGCTGGACGGACGCCCATCAAACGATGCGGCGTATCCATACAAAGGATATCGGAAGCGATGACTGACTGTAGCGAACAGTACGAAAACGTCTGCAAGAGCGAGTTCGGCGAACTCCACCGCAAGCTCGACCGGATCGACGAAGCTCTCCGGGGCAACGGCCGCCCCGGCCTGCAGATGCGTCTCGACCGCCTGGAGCAGGATCGCCTGAGCCGCAGCAGGGTCTTCTGGCTGGCGATGGGCACGGTCGGCACGTGCGCCGCGACGGCCGTGGCCATGCTCATAGCAAGATAGTTGAAAGATATTTGACAAAAAGATGAAACTGACAATCGACATCGCCGACGCCGTAGCGGCCGAACTGAACGCCGCCGAACCGGGCACGTTCAGCGAGGACTTCACCGCCGAACGGCGAGTACTGCCGAAGTTTGAACTCGCAGACCTCAAGGACCTGAAAATCTCGGTAGTCCCCAAGGGCGTCGAGATCGAAAACGCCAGCAGGGACGCCCGTCGCTGCGATATCTCGGTCGATATCGGCATCCAGCAGAAGGTGGGCAAGGATGTCGACGCCGAAGTGGAAAGGCTCTGCGGGCTGGTCGAACAGATCGCAGACTATCTCGCCGGCCGGGGGCTCCTGGCCTCGGGAATGTCCGGTGTGGCGTTTCTATCGATCGCCAACGAGCCGATCTACTCAACCGAGCACCTGGCCGACGATCTGGTCTTCACGTCGGTGCTGACGGTCACGTACCGCACACTGAAATAGGACAAAAACGATGAACAACACAATCATGCGAAAGATCGATGTCACCGGCAGCTACCAGCCGCTGGTTGGCGAATCGCTGGTCGGCAGCGTGACGATCTCCTGCCTTCCGACCAACGCCGGAGATGTCATTTTCAAGGGTGACGACGGGTCGGATGTCCCCTGGAAGCCGGGCCAGTGGATTGATTTCCGACGGGTCGATCTTGCGGCCATCGAGTGCAAGGGCACGCCCGGCGATGTCGTGACGGCCATAGGAGGTACGTGGTAATGGGTTTCGGAGCATCAACAACTGTCGGAAACGTTGCAGTCGATCTCGTCCAGGCCGATGTGGATTCGCTTATCACAGGGATCGCCAACGGTAAGACGCTGGCGGACCTGGATGACGTTCTGGACAGCATCTACGGCATCAATTCCCAGATTTCGACGGATACCGGCTACCTCGGCTACCTCTATTCGACCTCGGCCGGATACGGTGTCGCGGATCTGTTGTATAACTCGTCGGCATTCATGTCTGTCAGCGACATGTTGTACGATAGTTCAACCAGCTTGAGCGTAGCACAACTGCTGGGAAACGTATCGTGGGGCCACCCTTACGAGATTTCGTACAACACCAGCAGGCTCTATTCGTCTACCGCCGGGTACGGCGTTGCTGACCAGTTGTATTACTACCTCTACGACACGTCGAACTACCGGGGACTGATCGACTACTTCAAGTCCGGCAACGGATATGAACCATTCTTTTACTCCGGGTATTCGATTGCCTCCATGCTGTACGCGATCAAACAGGTCACCGATCAGATGAATTTTGCAAACGGCAGATTGCAGGTCGAATCGCAGCCGCCCGCATAGCAGGACAAACACCCGGCGCCCAACGTCGGGCCGAGACAACACCCGCAAAAGGAACAAAGCCAATGCCCGAGCACAACCCAACGCCGCCCAGCTTCAGCGAAACGACAGCGATTCTCGACGGAAAGACGGTCCTGGTTATCAAAGTCAATGGCGAGATTCGGGGCGTCCAGGGGAAACGCCTGGTCGAACGCCGGGTCGCTGACCTTGGGCGGATCATCGACGATATCGACACAGCCCTAGCAAAATCCGACGACGACCATTTCGCACTGGCAAACAAGCGGCTCGACGATGCGATTGCGCGCCTTACGACTCAGAAGGCCGCACTGACACCTGAGGGCGTCGCTGCCGCAGCCGACGCGGCACTCACGAAAAGACGGACGGCCGTGGTCGCCCAGCGCGACCACCTGTCGGCGGTCCTGCCTGAACTGACTGACGATGCCCAGACCGCCGGGGCTTAACACAAGGCAGAGCAATGATCGGTATGAAGTTCAAGCAGATGTTCTTTACCTCCAAGGCCGTGCTGTCGGCGACAGACCGTGCGACCAGGCGGGTGCTGAGCAAGTTCGGCGCTTACGTTCGCCGGACAGCGAAGTCCTCGATCCGCAAACGCAAGGCCATAAGCCGCCCCGGCAAACCGCCGAGCAGCCACACGGGGCTGCTGAAGAGGTTCATTCTCTTCGGGTACGACCCGGCCAAGCGCAGCGTGGTGATCGGGCCGCTGAGGCTCACCCGCGACGGCCGCGGCGACGCCCCCCAGGCGCTCGAGGAAGGTGGAACAAGCCGGACGGTTCGTCGCGGCAGGAAAAAACGAGTGAAGATCAAGGCCCGGCCCTACATGGGTCCAGCGATGGAGAAAGAAAAACCCAAACTCCCGCACATGTGGCGGAATTCAGTAAGTAGCTAAGGAGCACAGCAATGTCAGCAAGAACTTTTCTACTGGGCATGAACGCCAAGGCTTACCAGGGCGCCGCAGGCGCGGCGCTGGCCGCACTTTCGGAGATGGCCAACGTCAAGGACGTGTCCTTAAATCTCGAGGCAGGCGAAGCGGACGTCACAACGCGAGCCAATAACGGATGGCGCGCAAACGCGGCGACTTTGCGGGAATGCACCGCCGAGTTCGAGATGCTCTGGAAGCCCGGCGATCTGGTCTTCCAGGCGATCAAGAAGGCGTATCTGACTTCCGGAACGGTTCGCATGGCCTTCCTTACCGGCGCCGTCGACGGCGAGGACGCAGAAGGCCCGGTCGGCGATTTCTCGATTCCGAAGTTCAGCCGCAACGAGCCGCTGGAGGAAGGCGTCAGCGTCCCTGTCACCGCCAAGCTGGCGGTATTCGACAAGTGGCTGGAGCCGCCCATAGTAGCCGATCAGACCTTCAGCGTTTCCGAAACGGCGCTCGACCTTGACGTGGTCGACACCGTCGTGGCGACTAAGGGCGACGATATGACCGGCGAGACGCTCGTTTACGCCATCACCACCCAGTC